GTCTTGCATTCCTTGGCAGGTAAACCTATCGACCAGCCAGGCATCTTTGAAGGCTTGCTCAGGCTGCCGCCTATAATTTTAAGTGCTTCTTCTGTTTTCATTTTTTCTTTCTCCTTTAACTTCCTGGATAGCATTATAATATTTTCTTGTCAACTCTAGAGCTTGACGCTTGCAGCTTGCCGCTTGTTGCTTGTAGCCATTGGCCTCGAGCCAGCGCCAGTGATGTATCAGGGCCCGCAGGCTCTGAGATCCGGGGTTCCTACTCATCTCCAGAAATCCCAAAGTATGGTAATGGCTGCACGCCATCTTTTTTTATTTTTTTTAACAGAATTTTTTCTGCTTCATCCTCGCTGTCTGCTTCTATGATCAGGCCATCGTAGGGCTGCAATGCTTCCTGCATGCCTTCAAAGTCCATTTGTATTGTATATTTATTTTGCATAATATTCCTTTCTAAATTCATCCTATCATATCCTGGACCAGCTGTCAAGCTTGTGGCTTGTGGCTTGCGGCTTGAAGCTTGTAGCTTGCTGGCCAGTAGTCAGGATCCTGTCCGCTTAATCTACACCACTCGGGCTACAAACAATTGACCAACCAACGCCAGGGTCCCTGTGTTCTAGCGGCGGCGGCGCGTTGACTGATCCCAGGTCCATTGCTAGTTTACGAGCTTGTGTGCACTAACTCAGCCAGCTTACTTAACCGCTTAACCATTGGCAATAGACCAGGGATCAGTATAGGTCCCAGGGTCCGATTTTCTACACTGATCCCAGATCTCTTCCACACCGGCCCGGTCGTACATTCAGAAGAGATCGGGGATCAGTTCTGGTTGTGCGAACATGGTAGGTTCAATTACCAAAAAACACAACCAGAAGTTGTCCCGATTTTATAGTTTATGGTCGATAAAATCTAATGAAGACCATATATCCAATATAATACTTGACAATCCTATTGTCAAGTGATAATTTAAAAATAATTAAAAAAGGAGAAATAAATATGACTACAAAAAAGATAACACTTAACTCTGAAAAGAGAAAAGTGATTGCAGATCAATTTCAATCTTTTTATGAAGATAAAGTAAAAGATAAATTGATACAGGCAAAAGAACAATATAACTTGATGAGAGAAAAGGCAAAAGAAAAAATCAATCAAGTTGTAAGATACCATCAACCACAGGAAGATGTTGACACAATCAGATCAATGATACAAAAATATAATCGTGCAGGTGGCGAGTTGTATGAGGATAATTGTTTCTATGTTCAACGACCAATAACTAAAGTTGATGATGAGGGTAAAGAGTACATTTCGCAAGATGAAGTTCATGTCAGATTTGACATGGGTAGAAAATTTGCGAGAGCATATTATCGTGATGAGATGAAAGCAAAAGGTCTTAACCCAGACTTTCATTTATCAATCAATGATGATTACTCAAAAAGAAATCCAAAATATTATAATGATGAGAGTGCATGTGATAAATTTTTGGGTTGGAGTATATCTTCAAATGATGATAAATCTATAACTACACCTAGATCAGAATGGGAAAATGATTTTAAACTTTGGACTATTGGTAGTTCTTATTGTCATTCAAGACAATTTAAAGTTGATGAGAATACCATGAACTTTTTTAAGATGTATGTTCAAAGTGCTGACAATGTAATCAAAGAACATCAAGAATTATATTCTTATGTTGAGGGCAAGATGAAAACTTTGAGATTAGGTTTAAAATCTTACAGACATTACGATCAAGCAAAAGCACTTGCAGATAAGATCGGAGTTGTTTTAAATGAAACAATGATGAACGAAAGTTCTAGTTTGGCTCTATCAATTTATAGTCCAGAAAATCTGGCTAGTCTTTTGGAAGATAAAGAGGTTCTTACAAGAGAACAAAAGATTGCTATTGCAAGACAACAGATGGCACAAAATAGTTTAAATTAACTATTGACATATTAGGGACTATCCCATATAGTCCCTAATATAAATACAGGAGAAATAAATATGACTAAAACATTTTACATAACTTATTGGGCTAACAAGCACAAAAAACACATAACAAGACAGGGCAAACATGATGAGAAATCTCGTTATGGTGTTGCTAAAAATGGAACTGCGTATTATGTTTATTATGACATGGACGCACATGGGTATAGAACTGCAAGTGGCAGTTGGAAAGTGAGGCACTAATGAGCAATTATAATTGGTGTCATGGTCCGAGTTGCCATACAAATAAAACACAGGATAGAATAAGAGGTGTCAAAGGTTCTAAGGTTTTGAGGACCAGGAAGATCGCTCAAACTCATTGGAACAAGAATAATGTTTGGTCTGTGTTTTGTAGTCAAGGTTGTTGGAATGATTTCATGCATGAACATTGGAATGAGTTCATTGCATTACACCCAAGAACCGCGGCGCTAGAAACACCAATCGAAGTAACAAAAGAAACAATCGAAACTCCATATTGGGGTAAAAGAGTTGTGACACAAATAAAAGAGGTTGACAATAACCCTAATCCATGAGAATATAGGATATGAAAGATAATAAAGACTACACAAGACGAAACAGATTTACAGGCGAGTCTGTTGAACTAACACCAGAGGAAGCTAAAAAACATGATGAGATTTTTTATCATGAAGCATTAGCTACGTTAGAAGATGAGAAGATCGGATATGGTGGCAGTAAACACTGGCAAAAGGTCCGAGATAATTTATCGTGGTTCATGAAACACAATGCAAAAGCTTACATGGTCTTACTAGACTAAACAGAAACCCCTGGCCCATGACGTTATATACGTAGAAGAGATTGGGCCAGGGGTCCCGAACCAAATCCAAAAATCGACACTTTATTTTTAATCGACCCCCCTTTTTACAAAAAGGGGTCCCACTACTACAGGTTGTATTGCTTGATTTAGACAGTTATAGCTGGTAAAAACATGTCGAACACTTTAAACGTAGTGCAAAAAATTTTTTAAAAAATTTTTATGGAATTGAATAATATAGATATAAGTAAACTACCTGCAGATGTCCGTAGAAAATTTAAACAGCTGCAAGTCATGCACGCTGAGAAAAAGATACAGAATAAAGCAAAAGAAGATTTTTTATCTTTTGTAAAATGCATGTGGCCCGATTTCATAGAGGGGTCCCACCACAGACACATCGCAGATAAATTTAATAAATTAGCTACCGGCGAAATAACTCGTCTAATAGTTAACATGCCCCCGAGACACACCAAGTCGGAGTTTGCCTCATACTTACTTCCGGCCTGGATGGTGGGCCGTGATCCAAAACTCAAGATCATACAGGCAACACACACAGGAGAGTTAGCAATTCGTTTTGGTCGTAAGGCCAAGAACCTTATCGACTCGGAGGATTACGCAAAGATATTCAAGACAAGATTACAGGAGGATTCGAAAGCGGCAGGACGTTGGGAGACGGCACAGGGTGGTGAGTATTTCGCAGCTGGTGTCGGTGGTGCGATCACGGGACGTGGTGCTGATCTATTAATCATAGATGACCCGCACTCGGAACAGGATGCACTGAGTCCTACAGCTTTAGAGTCAGCTTATGAATGGTATACGTCAGGTCCCCGTCAGCGTCTTCAGCCGGGAGGCAAGATCGTACTCGTCATGACCAGATGGTCTAATAAGGATCTTACAGCAAAATTAATTAATAACCAGAAAGAGGTGAAAGCTGATCAGTGGCACGTGGTCGAGTTTCCGGCGATCATGGACCATGGATCAAAGGACCAGAAACCTGTCTGGCCCGAGTATTGGAAGTTGGATGAGTTGGAGAAGGTCCAAGCAACACTGCCCACGGGCAAATGGAATGCACAGTGGATGCAGAACCCAACAGCAGAGGAGGGAGCGATATTGAAACGTGAGTGGTGGATGAAGTATACCGATGAGGATATACCACAGCTACAACACGTTATACAGAGTTATGATACAGCATTTTTAAAAAAGGAGACAGCTGATTACAGTGCGATCACAACATGGGGTATATTTTATCCGAACGAGGATAGCCCTGCCTGCCTGATATTGTTAGATGCGATAAAAGGCAGATACGAGTTTCCAGAGCTCAGACGTCTTGCATTAGAGCAATATGAATATTGGAAACCTGAGACGGTCATTATCGAGGCTAAAGCATCGGGATTGCCATTAACATACGAGCTTAGGCAGATGGATATACCCGTCGTTAATTTTAATCCGAGCAAGGGAAACGACAAGCATGCCCGTGTAAATGCTGTTGCACCTCTGTTCGAATCTGGTATGATATATGCGCCTGAGCAGAAATTCGCAGACGACGTTATCGAGGAGTGTGCGGCTTTCCCTTACGGCGATCATGATGACTTGGTCGATAGTACGACACAGGCGATCATGCGATTCAGACAGGGCGGTCTGATCGGACACCCTGAGGATTATATCGACGAGAAGGTCGAGCAACGTAAAAGGAATTATTATTAATGATTAGATTTGGCATGACAGTAGCAGAAATCATCGGTCAACTGACCAGAGGTTTTAGAAAAATGATGGGCCGTAATCCAGATGGTCTAGAGAAGATAAAAATCCAACAAGAAGCAGTTCAAAGATTTAAGGACATGAACAAGGTTGTCGACATGGAAGGTAATGTTATTGATACATCGAAAGGTATCATAGGTGGCAAACAGATTAAAGATTCACCAGAGTTTGGTAAAAAAATCAGAGAGACTTACGATGCAGCCAAAGGACCAGGTAAGGGTCAGGAGATGGTCGATGCATTAAAATCACCGGGTGCCAAAAAATCATACAAGATCATGGAAGATCAACTCGGTGTAAAACTCTATGGTGACGAGACATTCGATGAGATATTAGAGATACAAAAAACAGGTAAACACCCAAGAGGTGAACCAAAAGCAGACGGTGGACGTATTGGTTTTTTCATGGGTAGTCAGTTTCCAAAAGGTCTTGCAACATTGAGAGAGATGATAAAATTTTTTAGTAAAGGTGGAGACAAAGCACGTACAGGTTCAGAAATGTTAAAATTAGTAAATCCAAAACAATTTAATAAAATGTTAGAAGACCCAAAAATTTATGGAAAGTTTGATGTTGAAAAAGGTATCGGAGCACCAGACTTAATTAAAAATATGCAGGCCGATATGGCCAAAAACAGAACCATGATGGTAGAAGAGATTTTAAGTTCTGCCAAAAATATAAGAAAATCAGATATTGGCACAATGGAACGTAAAAAAGAAATTGTCGAAGAGATGATCAGAAAAGGTGTTGATAAAGAGACAGCAGAGAATATGGCTGATACTCTTGCTAAAATGGCAGAAAGTGCAGCCGGTAAATTAGATACACCAAAACTTACAGACGAAGGAATATTAGAATTAGAAAATATATTAAAGAACATGGAGACAGGTGGTAAAAAGAAAAGAGATCTAAACGCTGACGGTGGTCGTATCGGTTTTAAAGACGGCATGACCAGAAGAACTTTCCTAAAAATCTTAGGAGGACTTGCATCAATACCCATCGTTGGTAAAATTGTTAAACCATTAAAATTAGCTACAGGTGTTAAGAAAGTCCCGATAATCAAAACTGATAATGTACCTGGTAAACCAGAATGGTTTGATGCATTGGTCAATAGAGTCATCATCGAGGGTGATGATGTTACCAAAAGATTTGCAACTAAAGAACGTGAGATTGTTCATGTAAAAGAAATTGACAAGGATAACTACGTGATGGTAACACAGGATCTCGATAAGGGTGTCGTAAGAGTCGAATACGATAATCCACAGGCGACAATGTTCGGCGAAAAAGTAGATCTGACCTATAAAAAACCACCACCGGATGAGGGAGACCCAAGACCAGTGGGAGA